GCTTGAGTACTTCGAGGGCCTTCACACTCGAAACATCATCCTGAAGGCCCGCCAGCTCGGCTTCACGACTGAGCAGTGCATCATCCAGCTCGACGCGGCGCTGTTCGAGTCGGCCAAGTGCGCGCTGATCGCTCACACGCTGAACGACGCAAAGCGCCTGTTTCGCGAGAAGGTCAAGTACGCCTACGACAACCTGCCGGCAGAGATCAAGGCGGCCAACCCGGCGCGCAACGATGCGGCTGGCGAACTGGTATTCGCCAAGGGCGGCTCGCTCTATGTGAGCACGTCATTTCGCGGAGGCACGCTGCGTTATCTGCACGTTTCCGAGTTCGGGAAGATCTGTGCCAAGTTTCCGCACAAGGCGCGCGAGATCGTGACGGGTGCATTCGAAGCGGTCGCTACTGACTGTTTCGTCACCATCGAATCGACGGCAGAGGGTCGAGCAGGCTACTTCTTCGACTACAGCCAGGCGGCAGAGAAGCAGCAGCTATCAGGCGCGCCGCTCGGCAAGCTGGACTGGAAGTTCTTCTTCTTCAGCTGGTGGAAGAACGCAGCCTACTGGCTGGATCCGGACGGAACGGTCATCCCGCAGCGCCTGACAGACTATTTCACTGAGCTTGAGGCCAAGCACGGCATCAAGACGAACGCAGGCCAGCGCGCCTGGTACGCCGCCAAGGAGAAGACCCTCGGCGACGACATGAAGCGGGAATATCCGTCGATCCCTGCCGAGGCATTCCAGCAGAGCATCGAGGGCGCCTACTACGCCAAGCAGTTCGCGAAGCTGTACGCACAGCAGCGCATCGGCGTATTGCCCGACAACAGCCACCAGCCGGTGCACACCTTCTGGGATATCGGTGTGGGCGACTCGACGGCTATCTGGTTCGTTCGGATCGTTGGCGATGAGTTCCACGTCGTCGACTACTACGAGAACAGCGGCGAAGGCCTGCGGCACTACATGAAGGTGCTGAAGGATAAGGGCTACACGTACGGCGACCACTGGGGGCCGCACGACATCGATAACCGCGAGTTCGGCAGCGATGGCAAGACCCGCCGCGAGCTGGCGAAGGAAGGCTACGAGATCGACGGTAAGCGCTACAGCATCCGCTTCCAAGTGGTTCCGAAGCTGGGCGTAGACGATGGCATTGATCACGTGCGCGAGATCCTGCCCCGCTGCGCCTTCGATGACTCGAAGTGCGAAGAGGGCATCGCCTGCCTCGAAAATTACCGCAAGGAATGGGACGACAAGCGTGGCTGCTGGAAAGACAAGCCGCTGCATGATTGGTCGTCTCACGGCTCCGACGCATTTCGCTATTTCGCTGTGGCCATGAGTCGCAGAAAGCCTGTAACCGAAACCAAACCTCTACGGATGTAACGCCAATGAGCAACGACCCCAGCCAAACGATCCCGGCCGTGGATGCCATGCGCGAGGATTGGGCCATCGTTGCGCCTCTCATGGGCGGCACCAAGGCTATGCGGGCCGCCGGGCGTGCTCTGCTGCCTCAGTACCCGGCCGAAGAGGACGAGACCTACAGGGAGCGCCTGCGCCTCTCCACGCTGCTGCCGGCCTACGCTGAGACGGTCAACAACATGACCTCTCGGGTGTTCGCTGAGCCGCTGCAGCTGGGCGACGACGTGCCGGAGCGCCTGGTTGAGCTGTGCAAGGACATCGATCTTGCCGGTAATGACCTCAACAGCTGGTCGGTCGACCTATTCCGCCATGCGCTAAGCCATGGCCTCTGTCACGTGCTGGTTGAGTACCCGCGCGCCGAAGGTCTCCGCACTCGCGCAGACGAGATCGCTGCAGGGGTTCGCCCTTATGCCGTGCTGATTCGCCCCGAGCAGGTGCTTGGCTGGCGTGTTGAGGGCGGCAAGCTGGCACAGTTCCGCTACATGGAGTCGATCGAGGAGGCTGACGGCGAGTTCGGCGTGAAGTCGGTCGCCCAGGTGCGAGTTCTTGAGCCCGGCATCTGGCGCACCTATCGCAAGGCCGACAATGGCGGCGCATGGGTCCGGCACGACGAAGGCACTACCAGCCTCGGCTACGTGCCGCTTGTCTCGTTCTATACCGGCCGCACCGGCTTCCTGACGGCAAAGCCTCCGCTGCTCGAACTGGCGCATCTCAACGTCAAGCATTGGCAGTCCCAGAGCGATCAGGACAACATCTTGCACGTCGCCCGGGTGCCGCTGCTGTTCACCTTCACCGACGACGAACAGTTCGAGCTGGTGATCAGCTCAGGCAGCGCGACTCGGATGCCTAAAGACGGCGATGCCAAGTACGTCGAGCACACCGGGGCGACTATCAACGCTGGCCGGGAGTCGCTGCAAGACCTCATCGAAGAAATGCGCATGGCCGGCGCCAAGCTGCTGCAGAAAGAGAAGCAGCAGACCAAGACCGCCACCCAGGCGAATGAGGAGGCGGCGCAAGAGCTGTCCCCGCTGGCTCGCATGGCCAACCAGTTCGCTGATGCCCTCGCACAGATGCTGCAGGTGATGTCCGATTATCTCGGCCTCGGCGACGGCGGCATGGTCGAGATGCGCGGCAACTTCGATCAGGACTTCGCGCCGGAGACAACGCTGCCTCTGCTGCTCAACATGGCGGTACAAGGCAAGCTGTCCAGCGAGACCCTGTTCGCTGAGATGCAGCGCCGTGGCGTGATCAGTGATGAATACAGCTGGGCCGACGAGCTCGAGCGAATCGAGCAGCAAGGGCCAAGCCTCGGAGCTATGTGATGGCAACGGCGAACGAGCGGCTAGCAGATCTCGCGATCGCCCACGCCATCGACCTGACGCGCTACAGCAACGGCGTTGTGCGGCGGATGATCGGGCTGTTGAATCGGGTAGACGAGGACCTGTTCGCGCAGCTGCTCGTGGCACTGGAGTCGATGACCCCGGAGTCGTTCACGGTACAGCGACTGGACTCTCTGCTCTCCAACGTGCAGCGGCTCAACGCCCAGGCCTATCGCCAGATCGGAGTGGAGCTGGACGAGGAGCTGCTGCAGCTCGCCGGTTATGAGGCCAGCTACCAGCACAGGGCGCTGCAGAGCGTGCTGCCTGCGCAGGTAGCAGAGCAATTGGCGCTGAACACCATATCGGCCAATCAGGTCTATGCCGCGGCCATGGCCAGGCCTTTTCAGGGCAAGCTTATGTCCGAAGCGCTGGCCGGTATCGAGGCTGCACGCGCCGCTCGAATCCGCGATGCAATCCGCATGGGGTTCGTGGAGGGCGAGACTATCAGTCAGATGGTTCGCCGGCTGCGTGGCACGCGCACCAATGGCTACGCTGATGGTTTGCTGGAGATCGACCGCCGCGGCGCTGAGGCGCTTGTCCGTACGGCAGTGAACCACACGGCCAACTACGCGAGGCAGGCGCTGTTCGAGGCCAACGACCACCTGGTCAAGCAGTGGCAGTTCCTTGCGACCCTCGACGGGAGAACCACGATCACGTGCGCCTCGCTATCTGGCAAGACATTCGCCATCGGGCAGGGGCCGCAGCCGCCGCGCCACTGGAACTGTCGCAGTACGTCCGTCCCTGTGCTCGAATCGGCTTGGGAATCGCTGGGCCTGAGCAAGAGCGACATCGATCCCGGCACCCAGGCGAGCATGGACGGGCAGGTTGCTGCCGACCTCACCTATGGGCAGTGGCTCAAGGGCAAGCCGGCGGCCTTCCAGGACGAGGTGCTAGGCGCAGAGCGCGGCAAGCTGTTCCGCAGCGGAGGCCTGGCCGTGGATCGCTTCACCGACTCGAAGGGCAAGGTCTACACCCTGGACGAACTGCGCAAGCGAGACGCTGACGCTTTCGAGAAAGCTGGGCTATGATGGCCCAATGACCGGAAAACCGACCCTTCACGTTATCGACGGCACTGCCAAAGACGACGAGCCACGCCAGAAAGCCCGCAAGGTGATGCAGAAGCGTCCCCAGGCGGCTCACCTGCTGCGCTGCCATCGGTGCGGCGGTGGAGAGGTGTTCGAGACGAAGGTCGGCGTCATCTACAAAAACGGCAAGGCCGGCGGCGGCACGAAGCAGATCCTGTGCGCGTCGTGCTTTATGAAGGGCGAGAGGGTGGTTCTGGCATGAGCATCGACAAGACAATCGAGCATTACCGCAGCACGAAGCAGGCGATGCAGGCCATCATCGATAGCCATATGCAAGCTGCGTTCGCTGAGATCAAGCGAGAGTTCGGCGATACGCCGACGACCGTCTACGTGAACACCGTAGAGCAGCAGGATATGAGCCAGGCGTACCCGTCTGGTGTGTATGTCGGCTGCGAAGTGAGGCTAGGCGGTGAGTGACCCACTTCATGCGTGGCGAGCGCGTAGTGCTTTGCTGACGTGGTAGAATCATTGTGCGGCTAGGGGGCACCCGAAAAGCGATTACCTCATCGCCTGCCGCACCCAATCAGAGGTCATCGAATAGAGGTGTTCGATATGTCTTCAGAAGCTAGACGGCGTCACGTTAACCGCACAGCGCTGCGCGACCATTGGGCCGACAAAGGGTATGACTACCTTTTCCGCAGGTTCTCTTGGAATGTGGCGGACAACATTTTCGACACTAACAGCAAGTCCGATATCTGCTGGTCGTGCGGCTGCCTTGCAAAGACAGAGCTGGCCCACATCACGCCGAAAGCTCAGGGCGGAAGCTGCGAGATGGACAACCTGTTCCTGCTCTGCAAGAAGTGCCATCAAGAGGCGCCGGACACTACTTACCCTGAATTCTTCGACCTGTTCGTGGGGAAAGCCCCGCAGGCGTCGGAGGTTGCCGTTCTGGCGATTGCTGAGGTGTCTCAGCGATACGACATAGCCGGGCTAGATATTGATCGCACGGTGCTGGACGTAGTGAGTCGAGCCAATGACTGCGCGACCACGCACAATGGCAGCTACTCGCTCGCCACGCTCAAGGCGATTGTCGAATCAGTTCTGCGCGAGCGATGCCCGCTAGCTGCATAACGAAACCACTTCACCGAAGCCCGGCCCCGCGCCGGGTTTTCCATTTCTAGAGCCTCGCTTTTGCGGGGCTTTTTATTGCCCGCAGTTTCGGATGGGACGGGGCGCCACCGGGCCGGATGGCTCAACG